TGTCCAGGAATTTCTGGCATATAAACATCACAGTCCTCTTCAATGAGGAAATCATAATGACTTTCATCTGGGAATTGTCCCAACATATGAGTCATATCATGTTTCTGTTTTGCTACGATTACCTTAGTCATATTCTCTCCTAAAACTTAAATCCTTCAAACGATTCTGCTTTTTGTCTGCGACCAAAATTACTTTTATCAAACATTGGTTCATCGTCATCATTCTTTCCTGAGTCACTTAGTGTTTGTGCCGATGCTTCTACATCATACAGTTTCATCTTTGCTCTATCAATCCCAACTACAAATCTTTTATAAAATCCTGGATCATTATAACGATTCTTTAACTGCTTAACAATAATCTGATTCAATCCTTCCAACTCTTCATTGCTGACCAAAGCAAACATAAAGTCAGCTGTCGCTGGCAAACCAAAAGACTCAGAGGTATCTTCAAGTCCTGGATCCGAGTTTGTGAATCCAGAACGAGTCGTTTGAGTGGCTGATACAATGGGAACATTATACTCAACTGCCAATCCTCTTAACTCTTCTGCAATGCTCTTAATATATGTATAAGAGTTAATACTTCCACCTTGCTTCATTCGTTGACTCGCACAAATATTCAGATAGTCAATGAAGATGATATCAGGTTTGAATTCTCGTTTCAACTTTAGTTCTTCTAGCAAAGCACGAAAGTGACCAGAGTGAGCACCAGCAGTTGGATATTCTTTGACGATTAGTTTGCCTGTAGTCTTACTTGTAATCTTGGCAATACGACTTTCGTAGATATCCCTGTCAATAACTTTTAGTTCATCCATGGTTAGGTTCAGAAGATTCGCATCAATCCTTTCAGCGATGCGCTCTTCTGCCATTTCCATAGTTATGTATAATACATTTTTACCTTGGACTAGGCAACCTGCACCCACGTGACACATAAACAAAGACTTACCGACACCAGTGCCAGCAAGAGCAATATTAAGTGTTTTCTTCGAGAGTCCACCCTTAGTGATTTTATTGAACATCTCAAGGTCGAAAGGAATCTTCTCTTCCACCCTATGATAAAAATCATACCTTTCATTGTGGTCATCAAGGTAGTCGTGACCAATATGATTATCAAATGAAACGGCAAGAGCATCAGAAAGAATAGAAGGGATCGCATCTTTCGTATGTTGCTTGTCGTTGCCGTCAATGATTCTGATTGCTGCAAGGACTCCATTATAAACTGCCCTATCTTTACAAAACTTTTCAGTATGTTCTAACATCCAATCTTCATTGACTGGTTCCTGACTCAATGTACCGATAAAGTCGCCAAGTTCAGCCAACTCTTTATCGTTGAGGTCTTTCCTATTGCTTACTTCAATCTGTAGGATTTCTTTTGATGCTGGTTTATTATACTTCGTGAAGAAAGAAACAATCTCGTCTGCCAAGATTACTTCTTTGCGCTCTGCAAAATATTCTTTCTTGATAAATGGGATTACTTTACGACAATAGTTCTCATCAAATATCAGATTGCTCAGAATCTTTTGTTCTATTCGCATCAATTTCTGTTCCGCCTGTATATGTTAAATTGTTTTCTTGGATGCCTTCGTGGAGCAATTCTTCCAATATCTTACCTATGTATGCTTCAAATGGTTGCTTATTGGTAAAACCTTTACCACCATCGTCAAGAATTTCATAATCAAATTTTAGATGAATGGTTGAGTTGACTTCATCTTCTTCAAACTCAACCTTACCATAAGCATATATTATACCCTGCCATGGCTCTTCTGTCAACTTTATCGCATCGAGTCCACTGTATTTGGACTCGACTACAACATAGGGTTTACTCATCTTCAAACTCTAATTCTTCCAATGCTTTATCAAGATCATCTGCTTGAATCATATCACCTTGACCCATCGAATATTTGTTCTTTACAAAATCATAGAAAGACTTGTTTGTAAGAATTGGCAACCAGAACTCTTTGGTCTCAGTATCCTTCAAACGATATTTCTTTTCTTCTACCTCACCAGTGGTCGGATCGCATTTGGCATACCACCCATTAGAGGGCTTAACCACATGCTTGGATTCAAGAGCAATATCAAGCAAACCACTCCACTTGCTAAGACCACCATCAAAAGATACAGCAACAGGGATTTTAGATTTTTCTTTAACATAACGACTCTTCTCTACATTGATAATAAAATTATAACCAGTGAGTTCAGTTCCGTCTTTCTCTTGCTGACGACCAAGAATGAAAATGTTATCAGCTGAGTAGTAAGAACCAGTTCCACCACCAACGATATCTTTTGGATATAAACCAATCTCTTTATATGTATGATTTACTACAACAAGTGGAATATCTTTCATGGACAAATGAGGTGTGACCATACGGAACAAACTCTTCATCTGTTTTGCACGACTCATATCAGCAACTGCTTTCTGGTCTAATGCATCCTCTACTTCTTTCTTGGAAGCGAGGTTTCCGATTGAGTCGATGACGATGATGAGGTGGTCTCCACGCTCGACTGTTGACAGTTGTTGCATGATGTCGAACTTGAGTTGTTCAACATCTGTAACAGGAGTATGGAGCACCCTGCCAGTGTCGATACCAAAAGTATCAAAATAACTCTGAGGAGTACCGAACTCTGAATCATAAAAGAGTAACGCTGCATCTTCAAACTTGTCCAAATAAGATTTTGCCATAAGCAAACTAAAGGCTGTTTTAAAATGCTTACTTGGACCAGCCCACATTGTAAGTCCTGGAGTAAGACCACCATCAAGGCGACCAGATAATGCCACATTGATGATTGGAATTGAAGTAGGAATCATATCCTTCTTCGTAAAGAACTTTGATACATTAAGGACTGCGGAGTCTTTAATTGTTGTATTCTTTTTAATTTTATCTAAGATGCTCATATTAACCTTTCAGGAATTCTAATAATTTCTCTTCTGTGACCATACCAACTTGTCGTTTAATTTCAGTACCAGTGTCATCAACTAAAACCATAGTTGGAACTGAACGAATTTTATATTCTTGAGCCATCATCATTTCATTATCAATATCATATTCCTCGATTGGAATATTGATTTTGTCTTTGGCTCCATTGATGATCATTGTAAGTCCTTTACATGGACCACACCACTCGGCATAAAATTTTAACAGTTTCATTTATATCTCCTATTATACAGTAACTTTTGTTGCAAGGCAACTATGGATTGTTTTTGGAATGGGGAACATCAAAGACAAATGTAATTCTTACAACATCTCCAACATTTTTAGTTCCATGCTCTAACTTATTATTGAACCAAAGCAGAGTTCCAGGTTCGACTCTTACAGTTTCATCTCCAACTGTATAGTCGTATGTTCCTTGTATTGAAAGGTGATACCTGTCTCTCGTTTGATAATAACTACCAATATCAATATGTTTTCCAACCCAACCATTCACTGGCAGTGATAAGAATCCACATCGACTAAATTTTTTAAAATTGCGTTTAAGAAAACCTACAATCTCTGTATGTCTATTATAGGCAGGAGTTGCGATACAAATCTCTGTGTCTCCAACATATTGAGATTCGTCTTCAACACCACCCATTACAATTTGTAAAACTCCAGCATCAACTTCTGGAAATCCACGATCCAACATAGACTGTGCACCATCAATTGTTCTTTGAACTCCCCAGTCTTGAGGATACTGTTCCAGTTGTTTTAGAATCTTTGATACATTGATTCCAGTTTTGATAATGCGTATATTCATTTAACTCTTTTCATGCGAATCTCTCCACCACAGTCATAAAAGTATACAGTGTTCAAATCTCTTGGATGCCCAAGAGTAACGCATCCGTCCTCTGCAAGATTTTCTGCTCTAACAGATCTATCATGTTCTCTTGGAATTAAAAAGAATATAACAATTCCAACAAAACAAATAAAAAACGCTATAATAAATTTTACAAAAAGATCATCTTTCATCCAAAGAAATCCTCCAATGAACTTTCTTCTTGTGTCTTCCAACCTAATGGTTCGATTACAATTTGTAATGCATCAAGGAATACCTTTTCAAACATCTTGTCATAATCTATGTATGTTTCTATTTTAAACTCTTTTGGCAGAACCTGAGGAAATGCAATCACATCTTCTTGGAAAGGATTGGGTGTACGAACATACACAAACTTAATCTTATCACCATCACGAATTGGTTGATACTTCTTTTCAATGCCCATACGCTTACAGTGATGATTGAATAGTAAAGCACCACGAACATGGATTGGTGTACCCTTTGTATAAATCGGACTGCCTGCATACTGCTTCAATCCATTCACACCTCGTGGGAAAGCAATCTCTTGAATCGGTAATTTGTCAAACTCTTTTCTAAACTCCATAACATATGTATGAAGATCTTTTTGATCCCCTGCGAGGATAACCTGAAGTGAATCACGCAACTTGTCACGAATAACTGCAGGTGTAGATGACTTGACCATCTCAAGACCCATAACTTTGATTTTAGGTTTCGCAAACTGAACACCCTCAGAGTTATGTACATTAATAACATAGCGTTTCTTTGCAGTCCAGATGGCTTTGTCGGCAAGCACTTCTCGCTTCATAACCATCTTCTGACTATATGCATTCATGTAATCTGACAGTTCGGTATAACCTTGATCAATGAATGGTTGAAATACATCTTCACAAATCTTATCCATGTACTTGATCTTGCCATTGGTATCTTTACCTTCGCAAACTTTCTCGATGAGATCTTCCAATGTTAGATAGATTGAGTCAGTGTCAATCGCAATTACAAAGTCTTTACCTTCTGTCTTGAGAGTCTTGTTGAGGAATGCATTCAACTTGTTCGCCATCCAACGAATGGATAGTTGACCAGAAGTTGTAATACCTTCAGCCATTCTAATATCGAAATATCGGAAGTATTGATTACCCATCGCACCATAAGCAGAGTTGAGAGCAATCTTCATCGCCATCTGCAGATTATTAAGACGAGAGATATCTTTCAACAGATGAACCTTGGACTTATCGTTTTGGTATTCCTGTTCAATCTTCAACATCTGTTTTTTAAACTTGGAACGATTCATATACATCTCTTCCATCAACTCAGGCATAAACCCTTTGATGTCTTTGCGATATGTCCAACCATTCGCAGTCATGGCTAGATCTCTACGCTTGAGATAGTCTGTGTCAATTTCTTTGTTGAGTAATTTGTCAACAGTAACGGACAACTTCTCGGATGTTAGAGTTTCTGGACTGATGTTATACTGCATAATCAAGTGAGGATACAATGAATTCAAGTCAAAGGAAACAACCCACTTGTGCATACCAATCATCGGATCTTTAACATAAGCACCTTCAAACTGAGCATCTTTACCAGAGAATGCCTTCGCTGG